TGGAAGAGCAGGTTGTGACGTGGAAGGAGGATGATCCTACGGTGGATTATCGTGCCCTGCTCCTGGACGTGATCCGAACGTGTAAGAAGGCCATAGAACGGGTCAAGGATTTGAAACGGGAGAATGCAGCGCTTCAGGCGGAGATAGAAGAGACTCCTGCGAAGATTGAACAGGCGGTCACCCTCTGTTATCAACAGCTCCTACGGTCGTATGGATCCTCTCGGTAAAAAACACGATCAAAATTCTTCAACCTACGTAGAAAGAAAAAATGCCCGGAGATCGGAGTCGGAATCGCAATCGTTATCTCCTCTGTGATGCGTGTCAGAAAACAATGCGATCGGATACATTGAAACGTCATACGGAAGTCCATCATACGGCGACCACCATCACGATTCAGGCGACCACGACGATTCAGACGGTGGAGGATGGGGATCCGATGGGTTACGTCTATTGCTTTACGAATGAATGTATGCCGGGGATCTGTAAGGTCGGAATGACATCACGGAGTCCATTGGATCGGCTGGAGGATGCGAATCAGAGTGATACCTGGCGCCCACCAGCTCCCTATCGGTTGGCCTATGCGAAACGCGTACGCTTCCCCCGGACGATTGAACGATATCTCCATACGATGTTACAGGCGGATCGGATCAACCCGAAACGGGAGTTTTTTCGTCGTTCTCCCGAGGCGATAATGCCCCTGTTTCACACGGTGGAAGGGACGTGGTGGGAAGAGCCAGAAGTGATTTATACCGGGGTGAAACGACACATCTGGCGTTCCCATTCTGAGCGTGAATCTCGCGAAATCGTGACTCTGCCTCCTCCAGTCGTTGCGCATAGTACTCCCGCTGATGTCCTGTAGCCGCCTCCAGCCGTTTCGTACAGTATTTGATACCAGCCCGTGCTGTATCCAATGCTTTAGAGTGTTGGGACCGTGATTTATTCATTCTATGATCCCCCCGGATCCCCAGAATCTATCGCTGTCACCTTTTCTACTTATCTCAGCTGAAGGAAAGTGGCCACTTCCAGGGATATCTCTATATAGAGAATGGACGGCAACTGGCCACTTTCTACTTGGCGAAGAAGAAGAACCTCCCGGAGTTCTGGATCCGCGGCTTGGGTCTAAAAACTTTTTCTCTTATACAAGTAGAAGAAATGGAAACGTCCCCGGATTTTGCTGCGAAGTATGCCCATCATCTCCAACGAGCCCGCGAACGTCAGACGAAATATTATTATGAGAATGCGGATTCCCGACGTGACTATGCGAAGGACTACTATCAACGGAATAAGGAGTTACGTCTCCAGCAAGCGAAGGAACGATATCAATTGAAGAAGGCCCTTGCTGCAGCTGCTGCGATTACCTCCGAAGAGGAATAGATCCATCCCCCCCAAATTCTTCCGAATGATCCCCTGAATGGATCCTTCTGATGAATCCCCCGGAGTTTCTTCAAGAACGTCAGTAGGATTCTTCTACTGTGGCCACTTGCCGTCCTTTTTCTATATAGAGATATCCCTGGAAGTGGCCACTTTCCTTCTACTTGGCGAAGAAGAAGAACCCCCCGGAATTCTGGGGATGGGGACCCGGATCCGCGGCCTTGGTCTAAAGATTTTTTCTCCTTGTATAAGTAGAAGAAAATGTCCCCGGCAATCCGCATCACCCAAGGTATCCGCTCCTCCATTGATTCCTATACTGAACTGTCTCTTGAAACAACTCTTCAGACCATTTCCCGTATCACAAAGGAGGTCTATTGCGAAGTCCTCCACGAAGATTCCCCGGATCCCAAGAAGCCCCATCGGTCGGTAGGCTTCTGTCGTCCGTATGGTGACTTTGATATGTATTGTGTGGATGAAGCCGATATGAAGTACAAGGATGAATGTATGCTGACGGCAATGAAGACCGCCTTTGCATCTGGTACGCGCCCGAATGCGAATGGTGATATGGTTGCGTGCGAATTTTCTATGATGACCGCATCTGGATTCAGTCACGAAAAGCAGAAATGGAAGTCCTCGTGGCGATTCGTAGTAGCCGGCCTCTATGGAACGAAGCAGATGTCCCGTGTGTTTGTGGAGGAAATGATTGTGCCAAAGATCAATGAAGAACTGGCTGCGATTAATGCGGGATTTACTGTGGAAGCAGATACCTCTATTTACAATTCAGGACGAAAGATGCGTATGCTCCATTCGGATAAGCCAGGAGAAGGTCGTCCTCTTCGTCTTGTCTATGGAACTCCTGAGGATACACTGATCACATATATTCCTGAGTACTGTGTTGGTCCGATCTTTGATTCTCAGCCTACTGTAAGTACTTCTACTGTCTCTTCCAAACAGAAGTCAAAAAATGCGAAGGAAGTAACTCTTACGTATGGCCAGCACATTCTCACGGATTTTGACTATGAAGGCAAGAAGAAACTGGCTGATCTCATTGCTCTTTCATACATTGAAGATTATGGTGTTTGTATCAAATTAATGATGGCCCTCTGGAATACCGAACGCTCCGAACGGATGGAAGATGTCATCGTAATGATGCTTCAGAAGTCCGCAAAGTTTGATCCTGTCAATGGACGTAACTGGATTCGTAAGACCGTAGCTGCCGCCGATCAGAAGAATACCTTTGCCACCATTGCACATTATGCCAAACTATCGGATCCAGCGGGCTTCAAAGAAGTTGTCAAGGCTCACCCTTATCAATATTATGAAGAACTCTTCCAGCAGTCTCTGGCTCCTACTACGGAAGAATATTGTGAGCGTTTTGTTCGGTCCCTTCCGATCCAACAATACAATACGATCGTTCTTCAATCTCAAATGGGTACGGGAAAGACGTATCAGATTATGGGAGATGCTGATAAGAATATTGCGGGAATCATTGTTCAACATAAACGTATTCTGTACATTTCTGGTCGTAAATCCTTCACATCATTCGCCTATGGGGAAATGAAAGAACGCGGTTTCAACTTTGAATCGTACGATCAGACACAGAAGTCTTTAAGTAGTGTAGATCGCCTCTTTATTCAGGTGGAATCGCTATGGAAACTCAAGAATGGATTCGCACCATATGATCTGGTTGTAGTGGATGAGTCAGAAACGATTTGTCATCAGCTCCATTCTATCACGACCCACAAGGATCATATGATTGATAATCACGAAGTAATGGGGCAGATTATCGCAACAGCGAAGAAAGTGATTGCGGCAGATGCGTTCATTACGGATCGTACATTTTCTCTACTCCGTGAGCTCCGGGGGACAGAAGGGATGCATTTCATCAAGAATACATTCCAGCCGTATCAGCGTGAAGCAATCCAGATTCTATCGTGTGAAAAGGATCATCGTGTGGCCAATCTGGCGAAGTTTGCGGAAACGATTATGGAACGTGTCAATGCGGGGAAAAAGGTTGCAATCGTTTGGACCAGTCGGAAGCGTGGGAAGGCCTTTGCTGAACAGTTTTTAGAACCATTAGTAACGTCCCGCAATCTTCGTTATCGTTTTTATTCGGGAGAATCCAATGCGAAAGACCGTAAGGAACTCCAGAATGTGAATGAAACGTGGCGCCATTTGGATGTTCTAATGTATTCCACTGCGATCACCATTGGGGTCAATTACAATCCAGAGAATGTGGCGGATCGTTTTGATGAACTCTTTCTCTACGCGTGTTCGTCCAGTGCGTTACCCCGTGATATCGCTCAATCGCTTCTCCGTTGTCGTTATATTAATGCCAATCGTTTGACCTATGTATGTGAGCTTCGTACGGCAATGACTCCAGTGGTTGGAATGGAAGCCACCAAGGAATATTTCTCTGCTAAGACCAATTACCTATCTCTCATCAAAGGCTGGAAAGAAATCCCTGCGTGGGCCGAAAAGAACTTCCTTTACAATGAAAATGAAAAGCGTATTAGTCACAATGAATATCTACGGGTTCTTCACGAATATCTTCAGCGTTCAGGTTACACATTGAAGACGGAAGGTGGTGTCAGTACATTGGATGTTCAGTCATCTACAGAGATTCCCTATGATGAAATCCCCAAGATTGATTCGTGGGATGCTCAGGATATTGAATTTCGTATTATGAAGGATGAAGCAGATGTAATGGAACGGTTGAGTCTCAAAAAGTTCAAATTTCTTCAACTCCTTCGTGATGATATTACGGAAGAACGGGCAATGTCCATTTGGGAATCCTATATGCTCAAACCGGAGACCGAAAGTCGCTTCTGGAATATTATCAATGAAAAGGTAACTACGGTAGAACAGACCGTCAATAAGGAACTCCGCGAACGCTATGCGATTATGGCGAAGCGAACAATGGATCAGCGGATTCGTTTAGTCAAAGTGCTGGATCTTCTTCAGATGAAATCCACACAGGATGCAAAACAACTCACCGAACAGGAAATGACTGTGCTTCTGCCGCAACTCAAAGAAATGGAACAAGATATTCGTCACGTCTTTGGGCTGAATAAAACTGAACGGAAAGGAGAATTCACGGTACAGAACGCACACGATTTGCTGAATAGTGTCTTCTATACGTGGTGTGGAGCAAAATTCAAGGCAGAAACCCAGCGCAAGCAGCTCAATGGAAAACGTATTCGGCACTATGAATATATTCTGACTCAACAGATCATAGAAGAGGAATCAGGTCTTACCCTCTGGGCCGCATTGAAGTAAGATTGGGATCTTCTACTTATCTCAGCAGAAGGAAAGTGGCCACTTCCAGGGATATCTCTATATAGAGAATGGACGGCAAGTGGCCACTTTCTATTGACGTTGTTGAATACTCATTGGGGGAGGCCGGGTTCGCGGGGAGGTGGTGGTGGTGGATTCACGGGATCCATTCGGGGAGCTTTGGGTTTCGTGAGATGGAGGGGTTTCGGACTGGTGGGCTTCGGTCCATCATATGGCGGAGGCGGAGGAGGTAACCGGATACGGATCGGCACGGGGTTCGTGGGATCTTCATCGGCACCGCCGCGTTTGGGCCATTGGAGTTGGAAGAGTTTGGGCAGTGGTAGGAGTTTCTTTTCCTCCATCGCCCGTTTTGAGGCATTCTGGAGGAGCATATTCAGGGTGTCTTCAATGACTCCTAACGTGGAAAGTACAGCGGCCTTCGTACGGATATCGCCCTTTTCCAGTGCTTCCACGGAGGATAAGAGAGACGGTTCCTGTTTCAGATAGGCTGGAAGTCCAACATTACCCAGTCGCACACGAATACTCTCCATTTCGCTTGTGATATCTGCTGAATGTGGGAGTTCTATGAGCATCTGGAGAGTCTGGATGTCACTGAGCGTCGTATAGAGAATTCCCAAATCCGAATTCAAAATAGATAGAATCGTTCGTTGATATTTGGTGGAGCGGGTGATTTGTTTCGTGAGGGAATACATCCGTTTCAGAGCCTTGAAGTAGTTTTTGGAGGCCAGATAATAATAAATATTTTCTTTGATGGATTGTACGGGTTTCACACTGACGGGGTTGATATGCTTCCCCTTCACATAGAAATCATAGATACAACTGACTTCCGTATAGGAGGATTCGCTGGGCAGAAATACGACGAGATCCACTTTTGTGAGGGCAGGAGTCGCCATTGCGCGTTCCAAGGAGATAGACCCGTGACGTAACTTCTTTTCTCCCCGTTGGATTTCTGTAGGGGTCCAGCGGAGTAATTCGGGACGGATCTGTTGTTTCGCATCAATGTACGTAACGGGATCCGTAATGCCTTGAATGAGGTGTTTTGCTTCGGTCTTTTCGGAATCCGTGAGGGCAGGATGTTGCTCTACACGACGGATCAGCTCCGGTTTATCCAAGGACCGAACCTTTGTAATCGGAAAATCGGCAGGAAAGATTCGCCAATCCACGATTTCGCCACATTTGATGTCAGTAATGGTGACGTGTTTCATAGATGCTAATGATTGAATGATCCGCTGGAATTCGGTGACAATTGTACGAACCGATGCCCGTTTTACGGTTTGAATGAGATCAATATCACTACTCCAGAACTGTTGGCGACTTGCAGCCGATCCCACAATGACAGCTTCTGATTTCGTAAAGGTCAATGCTTCAATAATCTTCACGACATCATCCGAATAATTCTCGGGAAATCGTTTCGTAGCCATATTGTTACTAAGGAGAAAGTTTTTAATTGTCCGGGTTATATAGAATGAGTTCCACTGATCTCAAAGCGGCGCGTGAATACTGTCTGAGTGACGAAGATGTGAATACGTTACTCTCTCCAAATACCCGTATCGTAGTCTATACAGATCTCTATCGTATGAATCGGATGGATGATGCGTTGGATGGACTGGGGCGGTGTATTCTCTTGCTTCCGGTGAGTTCTCCCACCAGCGGTCACTGGGTATCACTTTGGAAAGAGGGAGATGTGTTACATTATTTTGATCCGTATGGATATCCCCCCGAAACATTTCGTGAATGGATTCGTCCAGCAGGTCGGGCAATTGGAATGGGGCTACGTCATCAGGTTCTGTTGGAATTACTCAAGACCAGTGGGTATGATGTACGAATCAATCAGTTTCCCTATCAACGGAATCGGGATGATATCAATACGTGTGGGCGACACTGTGTAACCCGTTTGATGCTCAAAGATTATGATGCGAAAGCGTATCACAATATCGTAGCAATGTCAAAAAAGTCCCCGGATGATTTCGTGACGCTCTTCACATTAGAACAATTAGGAAAGTAATTCCCGGATAGAAAAATATCGTATCCAATGATAGAAGAATGAGTTTCCTTGGAGCCACGACATTTAGTACTATGAAAGACGATGATATTGATCCCGATATCAAGTACTGGAATGCGACCATCACGAACTCCTCTACGGATCTGGGTGGGCATATAGATCCACAGGTCTATTTCAATGAGAGTCGTGATACTCCGATCGTACGGGATGCCTCTAAGTATGCTTTCTCTATTGTACGGTTTTCTATGGACGGGATTGGTCGTGATCTGCCACTGTTCATTCCCCTGATTCGGCAGGGCGCACTGAACCCTACGAATAATGTCAATCTCACGATTTATAGTATCACAATTGAGAATGCCGTGAATTATACGGTAGGACCTGTGACGGTGAATCAGACCTTTACCTCCCTTCAGCCGATCATCTATACCCCGGAAACTCTGGATCTTTCTCAAGCCCCGGTCCCGGATCCTTCCACGTGTCAGACCGGTCAGATTATTGATACCCGGTATTATTGGGTTTATACCTATTCTCACTGGCTTTCTATGGTGAATACAGCACTTCAGGCAGCAATGACGGATATTCAGAGTCAATTTGCGACGGCTTGGACTGCTGCTGGGGGTGTGGGTCCTGCCCCGACTCTCCAGACAGAAGCCCCGACAATGGCCTATGATCCCTCTACGGGTCTCTTCTCCATTTATGCCGATCGTTACGGGTTTGGTGGGGCGGATCGTACGGCAACGGCGCCATCGGATGAGAACTGTAAGCTGTACTTCAACGCCAATATGTTCGGTCTCTTTGCGAACTTCCGGAACCTGTACGTGAATCTCCCGAACGAACGTACGAACGAAATCTTCCTTGGGAACATCCTATATCAGAACATTCTGACGGTATCATCTCCCCCGGCTCCAGCCGCAAAGTCCTATTGGGCGATGGTCCAGGAAATGAAGAGTACGGATCAGCTCTGGTCCCCGGTGTCGTCCATTGTCTTTTGTTCTTCACTCTTGCCCCTGGTGAATGAAGAGACTGGCGATCCTATCCGGATTGGGGCAGGCAACTTGGGAACTTTCAATGGATCACAGAGTGCTTTTGAACCGATCATTACGGATATTACTCTGGATCAATCGGAAGAAGGAGCCTATTCCTACAAAGGATCTCTCCTCTATGTCCCCCAGGGTGAATATCGTATGACTTCATTCCTCCGGTCCAAGAATGCGATCAACAATATTGATATTCGGGTCTATTGGCGCTGCCGCTATGACAATAAGATTCGCCCGGTGACGATGTTTAATAGTTCCACTGTCAGCATCAAATGTATGTTCCGGCGTCGGGGAATCCATAACGTCCCTCATCCGACCCAGTATGGATACGATGTCTAATTGTGGATCCCGAACCTTCCCGGATTTTCATAAAATTTCAGATCAAGGCCGAAAAGTCTTTCTCTGAGATCTCCGGTTCCCAAAAGTTTCCGCCAAAATAATTTTCGTTCTGTATAGTAAAAGATGAACGATATCCAGAAGCTCTCTGTCTATGATGCCCGTATCGTCCAGAACCAGGCCAAGTACGCTGTGGATAAGGGTGCCCTTTCCAATACCTCAACTTCCTTTACCGCCATCTCCCAGACCGCATCGCAATTCACATTTAACGTCACGGTTCCATCACAGAACGTGTTTCTTGATAGAGCGATTGATTGGGAAGCGGAATGCTATCTCAGTATGGATGTGTTAGTTGCTGGAACCCCTGCTGGTACTGAAGTTGGCACACCCGTGGTTGTCTTCGGTCGTGATGTAGCCCTTGCACCATTCCCTCTCCATCAGCTTGTCAGCACTATGCAGGCCAGCATTAACGACACCAGTGTGGTTCTCAATACCCAGGATGTTCTCAACGTTCTCCTCCGTCTCACCGATTACAAGAAGAACCGTATGGTCCGCACTTGTCCTACTATGCTTGATAAATTTCAAAATTACAGTGATGCAAATGGCGCGATTGGTAGTCCGATTGCCTCATATGTAGATGCTGTGGATTACGATAACGTCCCGAACGGCGCCTACTATGATGTTGAATTTACCACTCCTTGCCCGCCTACTACTGCTGATCTTAACAAAACTTATACAGTTGATTTCAAGTTCAAGAGTACTGAAAAGCTCGTCCTCTCTCCTTTCATCTTTGCCGGATCTCACGAGCAGGAAACTGGGCTCTTCGGTCTCAACTCTGTCCAGTTCGTTTTCAACATTGGATCTTCTCTCCTGAGCCGTGTTGTTCGTAACAATCCTTCTGGTGCTGCGTTGAATGGCCGCACGATCTCCAACGTCCGGTTCCAGACTGTTCCTTTCCGTAACTCCAAGATCACCTGTACTTTCCTGACCCCTTCTCTGGACCTCAAGCTCCCGGAACGATCCGTGGTAAATTATATGGAATTCCCCCGTTACATTACGAACAGTCTCGCAAATATTACAGCTGGACAGAAGGAGCTTGAGGTCCAGTCCAATAACATTGTTCTCCCTATGATCCCGGATATGCTCATCGTGTATGCCCGTGGTATGCAGAAGGCAGGATCTGGACCTTATGCGGGTACGATTGGTGGGCCTACTGTCGGTGATTACTTCCTCCCCATTGAGAAGATCACCATTAACTTTGATAACTACTCTGGTCTCCTCTCCAGTCATACTAAGCAGCAGCTCTATGCAATGTCTGTCCATAATGGTCTTGAAATGGATTACAACACCTGGAGTGGTTTCGGTAAGTCATCTACGGCAGCTGGTAACATTCCTCTTGTCGGTGGTCCTCTCCTCCTCAAGTTCGGTAATGACATCGCTCTCCAGGCTTCTCAGGCTCCTGGTCTCCTGGGTAACTTCAACTTACAGTACAATGTAAAGGTAAGTAACCAAACTTCATCTGATCTTGATGTGGTTCTCTACACGATCGCTGTCAATTCTGGGTTCTTTGAAACTGTTGCTGGCTCTTCCCGTATTGTTCGTGGTGTCACTGAAGCTGAAGTCATCTCTGCCCCAATGATTGAAGATTCCAGTCGCGAAGGTCTCTCCCGTGTTGTGGGTGGTGGCTTCTTCGGTCGTCTCGGTAACATCCTCAGTAAGGCCAAGGATGTCTATGGGATGGTGAAGCCCGGTTCGGATATTGGCAAGGCGATCTCCGGTGTGAAGGGGGCGCTCCCGGAAGGGATGGTCAAGGAAGTCCTTGGCAAGGTTGGCTACGGTCGCTCTGCAGGTAGTCGGTCTGCCGGCGGCAAGAAATCGCTTGAGGAACGTTTAATTTAACCCAAAATAAATTCTTGTAATTAAGTAGAAGGGATTGAGAACGAACGACGTAATTGCTTAAACCACCGCCAGTGACATTATCCCGTAGAACCTTCGGTTAAAGGTTTATACGGAGATATCGGCAGTCCCCAGATTGTGTTGTTACACTTGAATAGATCCAGACGTGTTGGACGAAGGTCTCCCCCGGAAAAGAAATGGCTCATCTGTTTTCCAGGGAATTTCTGTACGAAGAGTAAATGAGTGTAGCCAATATTCTTGGAGCCGATGGAAAAATCCTTTCTCAGTATCTTCCGGCTGGAGGTGGTGGCGGTGTAACTAATCCTCTTTCTGAATCTTTGGATTGTAACGGGTATCAGCTTACGAACGCAGCGTATGTGAGAACGAACGTTGTAGAATGTGAAACGCTGGAAACGAAGACGTTTGGTGTTCCAATTAACTGCGATTCGGACCTTTCTGTTTCTCCGGGTCAGCTGATTCGGGTGGATACCGTAGCCGTAGATACTCTTCAGACACGGAATGGTGGTCCGATTACAGCCGAAGGACAATTTCGGATCCAGTCGGATGTCGGTGATACAGCCCGGCTTCTCTTTACACAACTTCCAGAGAATGTTACGGATCAAATCACTGTCGGTGATGATCGTACGTTTGTATTCAGTGCGCCAGTGGATGTTCCCTACGCGTATTATAGTCAGCAACAGGGATTTCCCTACCCTCTCTACGGGACAGGAAATATCAATCCGGGTCTTCCCATCAATAACAGTGGTTTTGTTGGAAATTTGATTAGCATTGCCCCATTCCAAATCTTCACCACAGATTTCCGGAAGGATTTGTCTCCAACGGGTCTCTATCTCATAGATCTTGAACTCTATCTCTATTCTACTGTGAATGATGTATTTGAGATTGGTGCTACGTCAGCAGATGTAACAACGGGCTTTGTAGAATATCCCGGTCAGATCACGGTATCTACTGGATCGTGGTGTGCGGCTCTTCCTGGAGCGGTAGGAGGAGGGAACTATCGGCATACAGTTCGTCTCCAGGATTACTATGACCTCAATGCTCTTCCTGAAACCGCGTTATGGGTTCCATTAATTATCATCAAGACGACGACGGTAGCTGGCCCCGTGAATCTAATCGGAGGACGTTACTCTCTTTCTATTAGCCCGGTGAAGTAAAATATTTGCCTTCACTAAAGGAATGCCTGTTCAAGTAATGACCCCTGCACAGTATGCCGAACAGGTCCGAATATTCTACGAAGCAAATAAAGCAAATCCTGTTATCAAGAAGCGGAAGCTCGGACCGAAGGATGTGTTCTTCACCTACACACCCCCGACCCCGGTTCCAGAAACCGACGAATGAGTTCTTCAACAACGTCAATAGAAAGTGGCCACTTGCCGTCCATTCTCTATAGAGAGATATCCCTGGAAGTGGCCACTTTCCTTCTTCTTTGCCAAGTAGAAGAACCCACACGATCCGATTCTGTTTGGTTCTCCCGGATCTGTAAAAATCTCATTGTAGAATAGAAAAATGACAACCGTAGTTCATCGTATTGCGATTCCCGATGCAGAGTTTCATCAGATCCATAATGTGATTCGTCATCATCGTTATGGGAAGGTCTTAGAGAACAAGAAAGGTGACGCAATGCGATTCTATATGGAGGAGGGGAAGATGTACGCGAAGAATACGAAGACTGATGAAATTCAGGAAGTGATTGCTCTTTCTGTTGCCCAGGCTATTGTAAAGGAACAAGAAGAACAGAGTTACCGTAACGTAATGCTACGCCGTCTCCGTAAGGACTTCCCTCAGTTACCGAATGAAGAGCTGGAAGCCTATGCTGATATCCTTAATGAGGGCAACACAGCAATCAAGGAACTAATGTGTCGTGGATATGCTCCCAGTGACGCAGCCAGTATAGTCCGCCAAGTCCTGGAACTCTCCGATAGTGATTTCCGTCGGATCCTCCAGTTGGATTCCATCCCTGAAGCCCCGGAAGAGGCCTAAAAGCCCCCGGAGGGACTTAATTACCGTGATAAGTGACTTGTTTTTAGTATTATCCCGGTAATTACCGTTGCGATTAGTAATAGTAATGTAATTTAACCGGTTATTTTACTGTCGCAATACTGTTAGAAACGGTAATTACCACAATCTTACTAAAATAAGTCACTTTACACGGTAATTAAGTCCCCGGGAGATTTCTACCCCCTCTATAGAGAATGAGTAGCCATATCAGTCATTCCATTCAATCCCGCACAACACCGAACGATGTCTTCTATACTCCAGAGTCAGCCGTCATAAAACATCTGTCACTTATACATCATAACCCTACTGATAAATGGTTGGATCCGTTTCTGGGTCAGGGTGCTTACTATGATCGGTTCCCTACAGAGAATAAAGACTGGACCGAAATCTCTAAGGGACGTGACTTCTTTGACTATACAGGTCACGCGGATATTATATGTTCTAATCCCCCATATTCAATGATTGATCTGGTCTTAGAAAAATCCGTCCAAGTAAAGCCCCGTATCATATCCTATCTCATCGGTCAGGGCAATCTCACTCCGAAACGCATTGCGTATATGAATCAACAAGGCTACGGACTTACCCATATTCATATGCTAAAAATCTTCAAATGGTATGGGATTTCCTATATCGTTGTATTTGAAAAGGGTGGATCCAATTGCGTATCGTTTGACAGAATCGTCCATAAGTGATTCGTATAAATCCCCCGGTATTCTGGTAAAAAAATCTTCGTAGGAATTAGAAACAAAATGCCTCCAATTCGTACGACCGACTTTATGCTCCAGCTCCAGAAGTCACTTGTGGATGACCGCAAGATCGGCGAAAACACTGCTACCCAATATGTCCAATTCCTCTACAAACTCAACGGTTCTGCGCCATTCAATAATCTGGCCTGGACGAAGAAGAAGGAAGACATTCAGAAGGTGATTGATACCTACAGTAATAGCACGCAGAATACTCAGTATGCCGTACTTACATCCGTACTTAGTCTCGTCAATGATAAGCCAACCTATCGTGCGACTTACAATTATTGGCGCAAGAAGATGATGGATAGTAAGAAGGCAAATGATGAAGCTGGTGCAGGACGGGAAAAGAATGAAAAGCAGAAAGAGAACTGGATTGAATGGGATGACGTATTAGAAACCCGTGACACTCTTAAGAAGGATGTGGATGCCTTCATCACGAATAAAACTCTGAGTTCTTCCCAATACGATAAACTATTACAGTATGTGATCGTATCACTCTATACTGATATCCCTCCCCGTCGTAATGAATACCAGGATATGTACGTTGTGAAGAAATGGACAGACGCAATGGATGCCCAGAAGAACTACTACGATCTTACTACCCACACGATGATCTTCAACACGTACAAGACCGCAAAGAAGTATGGTGTCCAGACGGTCGTGATTCCCGAAACTCTTCAGACAACTCTCAGCCAATACTTCAAGCATCATCCTGAACTGAAACAGAAGGGAACAAAAGAAGCCCCTCTTCTGGTTCGGCAATCAGGAGAACTCTTCACCGCTCCGAATGCAATCACCCGTGTTCTCAACAAGGTCTTCGGAAAAAATATTGGATCCTCAATGTTGCGCCACTCCTACCTATCCGCCAAGTACGGGGATGCCGTAGATGATCTGGAAGACGACACGAACGCAATGGGAAACAGTCCAGCAATCGCGATGGAATCCTACATCAAGAAGTAACGGTTCTTCAACAACGTCAGTAGAAAGTGGCCAGTTGCCGTCCATTCTCTATATAGAGATATCCCTGGAAGTGGCCACTTTCCTTCTTCTTCGCCAAGTAGAAGAATCAACTACAACGTTCTGTGGATCGTGTGGGGGAAATGAAAAAGGTGACAGCATAGTATTTTTCTACAGAGATCTTAGGATGACTTCTGTAGAAGAACGTTTCTGGAGTAAAGTAGATAAGACAGAGGAGTGCTGGCTGTGGAAGGGTGGATTGGAAAAGAATGGCTATGGAAGATTTAGTATAGGTAAGAAACGTGTAGGTATTCATCGGCTCTCACTTGAATGGTCTTTGGGACGGCCGATTGGAGATGGAATGGTTGCCAGACATAAGTGTCGGAATTGTCACTGTGTTCGTCCAGAACATCTGGAAGAAGGCACACACACTGAAAATATGAATGATAAATTCCGTGATGAAACTATGTATTGTGGGGAACAACATCATAAATGTAAGCTTACGGAAGAACAAGTACGTGCGATCCGAACTGATTCACGATCACAGAAAGAACTTGCTGAAATCTATGGAATTTCAAGAAGATCTATTAATAATATAAAAAATTATAAATCTTGGGGCTGGCTACATTAACATACTCTGATCGCCAAAGGCAAAGTAATTTTGTCCGTACGGGCCCTGAGATATAGGTCCATCAGTGACAGACCAGAGAGCCGACTTCTTGTCGTTGGCCTCACCAATGTAGTATTTGAAGCCAGTTCCAGGATTGAGGTAGCCAGAACCAACCGCAACGGCAGTAGAGGCATTGACACTGACACCGATATTACCTTGGGTGGCATCAATCGGGACAGGGATGTTCGGGTCAGGCTTTTCACCCAGACGGATAGGGAAGACTCCAGCAATGGTGGAAGTGTAGGCAATCTTGATGCGGTCACCGCCGTTCCCGTTATTGGCAGTGGCGTCCCAGAAAGTACGAATCCCAGTGATGGTAATCGGGTTGGCGGGGGCTGGAGGAGTGACAGGGGTAGTGGCAAGGAGAGCAGCGTAGTTGAATTCCACTTCGGTGTTGGGTTCGGATTCCAGGAAGATCGCATCCTTGAAGGCTGTGAGGAAGGCATTTTCGTTGGTGACACGAGTGGCCATATCCGCACGGACAGCTGCTTCACGGGTATCCACGTGGGCCATTGCGATGGCGTGCTTATCTTCAGCGAATCCAACAGCATATCCAGCGACTTCATTGTCACGCTGAATACGGGTGGCGATTTCAGAGGCAAGGGCAGCATCCACTTCCGCCTTCTTATCATCGGCATAGGAGAGGGCTTCCTGCTTCGCATTGTAAATCGCACCACTGAGGTCAGTCTGGGCAGCAGCAAGAGCGGCATCGGCTTCGGCCTTCTTCTGGGTCGCAAAAGCAACCGCTTCGGACTTGGCAGTGTAGATCGCACCGGAGAGATCTTCCTGAGCCGCAGCAAGCGCATCCTGGGCAGATTGGAGAGCCGCTTCACGGGCAGCAACTTCGGCAGCAAGAGCAGCCTGGCGGGCAACTGATTCATCATAAATCGCGCCACTGAGGTCGGTCTTCGCAAGAGCAAGGGCATCCTGGGCAGATTGGAGGGCCGCTTCACGGGCCGTCACTTCGGCAGCAAGAGCCGCTTCACGGGCCGTCACTTCGGCAGCAAGAGCCGCTTCACGGGCAGCAACTTCGGCAGCAAGGGCCGCTTCACGAGCAGCAACTTCGGTAGCAAGAGCCGCTTCCAGATCTGACTCCGCAGAGGCAAGGGCTGCTTCCAGTTCCGCCTTACGGGCATCCGCATAACTGAGAGCTTCGGCCTTCTTGGAATCAGAATAGGCTTCCAGTTCCGCCTTACGCTGGGCAACAAGAGCCTCCAATTCCTCCTTCGCAGTGAGAATATCAGCATCTGCTTCGGCCTTGGCTTCGTTGATGCCCTGAAGGAGCTCCGATTTGGTAGAAAGAACAAAAGCATCGGATTCGGCCTTCTTCTGGGTCGCGTAGGTGATGGCCTCATCCTTTGCAGTGTAGATCGCACCAGAGAGATCGGTCTTTGCGGCCAGGAGAGCGGCATCGGCTTCGGCCTTCTTGGCGTCCGTATAACTGACAGCTTCAGCCTTCTTTTCAGCGACTAATGCTTCCAGCTCCGCCTTACGCTGGGCAATGAGAGCTTCCAGAGATGCCTTTTCCGCTTGGAGAGAAGTAACGTCGGCCTTACTGACTTCAATTGCTGAGGCACGGCCTTCTACACTGGTGAGTCGGGTGAGGGCCTGTGCTATAAAATCATTTTGCTCCATATCAGTGGGAGTCGGTCCGGTACGGAAGAATGCCTTACGGGAGGTGGAACTCATCTTTATATTCTGTAGCAATATTTTTTTTAGGACAAAACTTGACAGGCCGGGGGGTGTTCCTCTGGGACTGTAGGATGAAATCTGTAGATCAACGATTTTGGGAGAAGGTTGATAAGACGGATGATTGTTGGTTATGGAAGGGTGGATTATTTAATACTGGATATGGTGCGTTCCTTCTGGAAAAGAAAATGACTACTGCACATCGTGTCTCATTAGAATGGTCTCTTTGCCGGCCGATTGGAGAAGGCTTAGTAGCACGTCACAAGTGTAGAAATCGTAACTGTGTTCGTCCAGAGCATTTAGAGGAGGGAACACGTGCTGATAATGAAGCAGATAAACTTCGGGATGGAACAAGTAATCGTGGAGAAAACTGTGGGACATCTAAACTCACAAAAGAGCAAATTATGGATATCCGGAATGATCCACGAAAACTAAGTGAAATCGCAGCAAGTTATGGGATTCGTCATCAACACGTTAGCAGAATAAAAACTGGAAAAACTTGGAGCTGGCTAACCGGATGATTCTGGTTCTGTAGGGACTTCGGGAACGTTGGTCTCTATCACTTCAGGTTCAGGCTCCGGTTCCGTTACTTCTGGCTCAGGCTCCGTTACTTCAGGCTCTGTAGGACCTTCTGGATCAGGTATATTATCATAAATACCCTGATAATCACCATTATATGTATATCCTTCTATCTCAATCGCTTCCGAAACAATGCGTACGAACTCTTCCAGCGCTTTGATTTTGTTCTCCACAATGTTCGGAATATACTGCGGGCGAATTTTTCCTTCGTCATCCAGAATATTTGCTACTGACATATTACTACTCTATAAATGAGATTTTTTCTATTAAGGATACGACTCCACTTGTATGACGATTTCTATATTCCGTATTGTATAATCGGGTTTGCGTTTGATTCCAGTACGACGATAATCCCAATGCATCTCCATTCCGTGACGGGCATAAAAGATTATCTCCGTAGGTTTCGTAGGATCATTCACGATTATCGGAGACTGTAATGTCGTATTTACAACCCGTGGTGCATTCAAAAGATAATTGTTCGGAAGAGGCCACGCCGAAAATGGATAGAACGTGAAGACCGGACGATCCCGCGAACACATTGACGATGACGCATTCGGACTTGTCTCCATCGCGAACTGATAGAGTGGAATTGCCTCATTCACGTCACAGGCCAGCGTTGCCGTTACAAAGAATTTGTGCGTGTTCGGGGGAATATGAATCGTAGTCCGGGTGATTTCTCGGAATGTGATGGACTGTAATAAATATGGGACATTTTTCGGTGTATTCAGTACATACAATGTCTTATAAAACTGCGTTTGGAATCGTTCCAAATCATAGACAGACGCATACGAAGAGGATGTCTCATTGTACGATTCTAAAATCGCAACGCGGTTCTGGAGCCGTTCAACGTACTCCGTAAGATAGGCAAGCTCACCGTTCTGGGTCTGTTCCTGGGCAGGGTCACACATTTCTTCTACAGTATAAGCAGAAATTCGTTGGTAACTAAATCAATTTTTCAATGGAAATAAAGTCCGGGATTGTGGTGCTACTTGGATTGAGAACGGTTGCTTTGATTTCGTAGGCTTCCGTACCGTTGTCCGTATAGAGACACGCTGTATAATTGGTCATATTACCTACAGTGCCTGTAAATGCCGATGTAACCGGATATAATGATGTAGAGGAGAATGATTGTGATATAATCGTAGATGTTGTTTCTACCCCCCCGACTTCCATACGACACCATCCACTGAAGACGCGGGGAGATACATTGTTCCAACCGAAATACAGTTTTTTGGTGGTGGAATCAATCCAGGCTTCCAGAGAATGCTTCGGAGCAGCGGATCCACCCGTGAGCGTTCCATCCAATCCCCCCGATAGAAGTGTAACCTTTACGTTTCGGAGAACCATCTTTTTCACATACTGGTGGGTAAAGTATGGCTGGCCGTGAAAATAAAGATCTCCGTTGGCCGCAATATGCATACCCCCGTTGTTATTCCAACTGCCCAGAAAGAATGTTGTATTGTTATTCTTGGATCCTCCGTTATCACTTACCATTAATGAATAATCACTGGTGAGCGTGGATCCCGATTGCTGACCCTTGGCCGAAAAGTATGGATAGAAATCCAGGACTTTATTCTGGGATCCGATCTTTGTAATCGTGGCGTTCTGATTATCTATTCCGTTCGTACGACTGATCTGGAGTGTTGTCGCTGTCAGATCCGGATTCAATGTCAGAACGGGTTGCGCAGGATTCGCTGCGGTCACGATAATCTTGGAGTTTGCCGATGAGATGGAACTTACCCGTGCATTAATCAGGGACTGAAGATTGGAAGTCGTTGTATCCAGTGTCGTTTGGCTCACCTTCGTATTCAATTCCGTAGTCAAATCCAGAAGCCCCTGTGATAGCGCAGCAGTATCCGTCTGAGTCGCAACCGTATCTAAAATCGCATCGTGACTGGTCACAGTTGTACTCACCGCGTTGATTTGACTCTGGAGTCCGTCGGCCTGTGTCTGAAGAGCCGCAATACTCTGGGTGTTCGTAGAAGTAGTGATCGCCGTCTGAAGCGATGTTACCGTTCCCGACAAGGATGATACTGTTCCCGATAAATTGGTCAGGGAAGTTTGATCCGCCTTGGATGCGACCGTCGTAGAGAGAGAAGAGAGATTCTGTTGGAGTTGTGTCACATTTTGATTCGTGGTCTGAAGATCCGACTGATTCGCCTTTGTTGCCAGAGCTGTAGTATGATTTCCTACCGTTGCCGACATTCCCGTTACGAATCCCTGAAGAGCAGAGAAGTCCGATTGCGATACTTTTCCTGTCAATTGGGTCGTATGATCCGTTACCGTCGTCTGGAGATCGGTTATCTGAGACTGTAATGGGACAAGATCACTGGTAGCCGCTTTTGTATCTACCGTAGCACTCAATGTCTGGAAGGCCGTATAACTCACTCCCGAACCTCCTCCCCCTCCGGACGATTGATTCTCCTGATAGAAAATTTCGTTCGTGACCGGGTTATAGGAAAGAACGTGCGGCAGTAATTCTTCCGATTCCTCCAGTTCTACCCGGAGATCTTCCGCTACAATTCGGCCCACATCCGTAATATCCTTCCCATTCATTTTGATCGTGGTGGCGACGTTCCCGTCAAAGCGCGATGACTGACGAATAAAGGCCATTCTCTTTATTAGTAGAAGATATTTTTCTACGCAATGTAATAAGAATGCTCACTCATAAACAACAATTCCTCAAGAAGCACGGATTTCCACTGGATGAGTCATTATCATTTCAAGAAATCGCAGAATTATCTAATATTCCAATGGAAGCTCTCTTTGAAGTCTATAAACGGGGCATCGGTGCGTGGAAATCCAACATCGCCAGCGTACGACTCCAAACAGACTACACGAAAAATCCCGATACCCGTCGCTTCCCACGATCCCGTCGGCTTGGAAAAGAACAATGGGCCGCAGCACGCGTCTATGCCTTTGTGAATCGTACTCCAAAGGTATATTATGGAGCCGATAATGATATCCGCGAAGAATTCGGGCTGGATTGACAAACGGGTCTTCAACAACGTCAGTAGAAAGTGGCCACTTGCCGTCCATTCTCTATATAGAGATATCCCTGGAAGTGGCCACAGTAGAAGAATTTACTCCAACTGACATCAGCAGAAACATTCTGTGGGGTGACCGAATGCGAATAAAATCTTTTCATTGGATAGAATATGCCCTACAAAATCATTGAGATCGCGCCCAACAAACACAAAGTTCTGAGTCTTCAATCGGGTCAGTATCTTTCTAAGCGGCCTTTATCGTATAAACGGGCTTTAGCACAAATGCGGGCCGTGATTCTATCGGAAAAACGGGAAGGGACCTACGGGGCAGGATTCTTCTCTTCCGCTCTTCAGAAGGTCAAACAATTTTTTCAGCCTTCGGAGCAGCCCGTACGGATTCAGCCCATCGCTCCTTCCAAGTTACTTCCCTCCTCCGACATTGCCCAACAATTTGCCGAAGCTGCCTATTCTATGTCACCCCCTCCCGTCATTGCAGATTGGCAGTTTCTGTATCAAACTCCGACTCTCAAATTCTATAAACGTGAATCAGTTATTCTTGTGGCGATTCGGGGAACAGCCGATGCCCGTGATGCCGTCGCCGATGCGAATATCCCATTCAATATGCTGCCCACTACAGATCGGTATCGTGATGATAAACAACGCATTGAAAAAGCCCATCAGGAATATCCCAATGATACGTTTGTAGCGGTGGGACATTCCTTGGGAGGTGCTATCATTGATCGTCTCTTAGAAGATGGACTCATTACGGAAGCGATTTCATTTAATGGCGCAGTAGAACCCACCAATTTCCAGAAAGAATCGCCTCTTCATCATCGGATCTATAAAGAATCGGATCCTCTCTATCAGTTAATGGGTCGTCAGGCGAAGAATGTTACCGTACGACCGGGTCGCCAACGTTCCATTGTGGAGAAAATCATATCGGGCGTTCCCCTTGGAAAAGCTGTGGCGGAAGCCTATCACCGATTCAAATCCCATAGTATCAAGGGACTCCAGGGTGGTGGTCCAGGAAGTAGTGGAATCCGCCATATCAATCGCGGAATGAAAGGACAAATCGCTCCATTAGCCGTCCAAGTTGCTGAAAATATCATATCAAATCGTGGGAATCCAGTGGGAATGCTTACTGATCTTGTAACAACTGCTTCGGGTGGATCCGGTGTCGGTAAGAAGTCCCCCAAGGCCAAAGTGGAAAATAAACCCGCAAAGAAAGTTTTGAGTCTCTTGGAGGAACTCAAAGCTGAATTGGCGAAGTCCAAAGAACAAACCGCGAAATACGAAGCCCTCGTCGCAAAACCCGTCATTCCTACCGATATCCCAGAACGCCCCACTGGACCCTCTGCGGCCTCTCCCCGTGTGCGTGAAGGGGTCGCCGTTCCCAAAATGAATCTGGGTTCCACCGAAAAGACCGGAGGACGTTACCGTACCCAGCGAATCAAGGGACTCCGCAACCACGAACTCCGTCTGGAAGCCTCCTGAGTCTTCTTCTTCGCGAAGTAGAAGAAAAGTGGCCACTTGCCGTCCATTCTCTATATAGAGATATCCCTGGAAGTGGCCACAGTAGAAGAATCCAATTCAGAGATACTGTCGGATTTATTTATTCGGAATTTCTAACGTAATCGTATCACCGACACGCACATTACTGGGTTTCGGTGCTACGGGAGTCTCTTCATCTGCATACATTTTGGGGGGATCCGTATTGGGAGGTTTATTGTAACGACTGAAGTTCGGTGTGGATGGCGGAGCCCGTAGAAAGAACTCCTGGGTATTGGAATTCTTTTCGTAGGCCTCTACCGCGTGGATCCCGTTGATTTCTTCGGGACGGGTAAAGTCCTTCACATCCGAAAACTTCTTGTTGAATTCATCCACAATACGGGGAGGGATCTGTGGAGAGATTTCGGCCAACCGATCAAACTCCTGTTTCACGTACTTGAGTAACTCCGATGGACCCAGACGTTCATCACGGGGAAGTGACATTTCCAAACTCACGAACCGAAACAGTTTCCCGTACGAATTAGACGATATTTTGTGGGATTCCGCCCGACGGGACCAACCAAAGTAACTCTGAATCGTATTGAGGAGGCTCACGAACAACGCAACCATTCCAATATAGACCGATGCATACTCATCCTCTTTGAAAATCTGTTTGCTGCCAACACTCACGAATCCGTTGATGGCCCCAATGATGATCGTCGGCATATCCAGAAAGATCGTACGGTGACTAAAGAGCCCTTCTGATTTCCGATGCAACCACGCAAACGCCTGGCACTTCTCCGCAATATCCGTGAAATACTGCTCTAACCGACTGGACCACGTGATCTCTTTGTTGATGGCTTCTTCTGACATTCCTCCTACATTCCGGGCAGAAAAAAGATGTGTCACACCACAGAACTCCGGGGGTTTCTTCTTCTTCGCTAAGTAGAAGGAAAGTGGCCACTTCCAGGGATATCTCTATATAGAGAATGGACGGCAAGTGGCCACTTTCTACTGACGTTGTTTGAAGAACCGGGACTTTAGAACCACGTGACCTGAACCTGCCCCCCTGCGCCTGCAGATGGTGGTAGATTATCCAGCTGCGACATAAGTGTATAAAATCCTCCGTGGCCACCCCCACCATATCCTGGGCGTGGGGCTTGTGTAGAGAAAACTGCACTGCCGCTTACCAGTGAAACAGTTCCAAACCCACCATAGGGACCACCTCCTGCTCCACAACCCGCACTCCAATTATTACCAAGTGAATCCGTTACGACTGGAGATGCCGAAGACCAATTAATACTGTTATATGGCCAGAGAGTATAATTCATTCCACCCGCTCCTCCTGGTAAGTTGGTTGCTCCGAAACTCTGGAACTGGCCATTGGATCCATTTTGTCCTCCATTGGACACATCTCCTGCACCCCCCGCACCATAGGTAGAACCAGCTGGCCCATATCCATTGGAACATCCTCCGCCTCCTCCACCATATCCAGCACCACCATTGGCTCCATCATCATCTTGGCCTGTTGCAGAAGTATCACGACCCCCCTGTCCGCCACGTGCATAGTATGTTTGTTTGACTCCATCCACCGTTAGAGTAATCCAAGTCTCTCCACCATCTCCACCGGGGCCGCCATCTCCCGCTGTTGGTGGTATTGCTGGTGGTTGATAACCAGCTGTCCCCCCTGCTCCAACCGTAATACTATGAATCACACAACTGGAGTTGAAAGCAAAGGTTTTTGTCAGACGATACCCGGATCCACCACCACCTCCGTGACCGGCAAACCACTGAGACCCACCCCACGCGGAGGATGCACCCGAACCACCTCCTCCACCTCCAACGAGCGTAATCTGAAGCGATCGGGCCTGTGCAGGAGCCGACAGATTGGTCTGATTCGTAGTATAGATGTTGTCGGAATAGGGCGCAGCAATAGACGCACTCACCCGACCATATACATCCACCGTAATGGACGCAGGGCGTAACGTGGCCGCCGTACGGATAGATCCAAGATCCAGTGTTGTAGTCCCAGATACGGTAGAAGCCGTAATGCGGTTCCCCGTCCCATTCACCGCCACGATTCCCGTAGGGGCGGAGCCAGCTGTAACAGAGGTCAATCGTCCATAGGCATCCGTGGTGAGACTCTGCGGATATGCGTAGGTATTGGCGGTTCCTACGGTAGGGAGAGCGATCGTCTTATTCGCATTCGTTCCAGAGATCGTCACACCGTTCCCCTGGGTCAGGGCCACGATTCCCGTATTCGTGATCTGATTGCCCGCTACAGAGATCCCAGAACCGGCACTTAAAGACGTCAATGGAGAGAGGCCGGCGGTGGCGCTGGTGATTCGCCCATACGCATCCGTTGTAATTGCCGATGGGTAGGCGGTAGTGGCTGCTGTTCCTACGGTAGGGAGAGCGATCGTCTTATTCGCATTCGTTCCAGAGATCGTCACACCGTTCCCCTGGGTCAGGGCCACGATTCCCGTATTCGTGATCTGATTGCCCGCTACAGAGATCCCAGAGCCGGGACTTAAAGACGTCAATGGAGATTGACCGGCGGTGGCGCTGGTGATTCGCCCATACGCATCCGTCGTAATTGCCGATGGATAGGCAGTAGTGGTGGCAGTTCCTACGGTAGGAAGAGCGATCGTCTTATTCGCATTCGTTCCAGAGATCGTGACACCGTTACCCTGCGTGAGGGCTATGATTCCTGTATTGGAAATAGTGGATCCTGTGATATCAATTCCCGAGCCGCCAGTATAGGTTGTAGGAGCGGATCCAGCTGTTACAGAAGTCACCCGTCCATAGGTATCCGTAGTGAGACTCTGGGGATATGCATAGGTATTCGCTGTTCCGACAGAGGCAAGTCCAATGGTGGTTTCTCCAGCGGTAGTGGAGGCGGTGAGTTCGCCCGTATTCGCTTGGATGGATGTAATTGGCCGCGTTCCAGTTTCAACATCTATGACCCGACCGTATTCATCCACTTCTATGGAGGAAGGCCAATATGCTGTCGTCGGCATTCCCAGCGTTTCTAAGTTTATCTGAGGGGTTGTTGCTGGACCAGTTAATTCAATCCCGTGACCGGCTCCGATTGCGACAAGCTCCCCGTCGGGCGGATTCCAGTACGTTACTTCTCCCGAAAGTGGATTGTACCCAAGAACATATGTTTGCGTCTGTAATTCTAAACCGGTAAGTGTTAGACGCTCCGATTCAATCTGAGAAGCATCCAATACGGCTTTATCGGCACACATAATGTCGTCGGTTAAGGGATTTTGAAGACCGGGTGCAGAACGTGGAATAAAAGCCATTCGTACTACTTAAGGGACAATAAAAAAGATGAAGGGGTTCCCCGATAATCTACAGGGGTCATAGGATGAAAACTGTAGAAGAACGTTTCTGGAGCTATGTTGATAAGACGGGAGAGTGTTGGCTATGGACGGGTAGCTTAGATCGTTATGGCTACGGGCGATTCAAACTGGAAAAGAAAACTGTGCAGACCCATCGGCTTTCTTTAGAATGGTCTTTGGGTCGGCCGATCGGCTCTGGTCTTGTAGCACGTCACGCTTGCCGGAATCGTAACTGTGTCAATCCAGAGCATCTGGAGGAAGGCACACAGAAAGAGAACGGTCAGGACAAAGTTCGTGATGGGACAAGTACCCGTGGAACAAAAAATCATAAGTGCAAACTTACCGAACAACAGGTTCTGGCAATCCGGGCAGATTCACGATTACAGAAAGAAATTGCTGCAGAGTATGGAATTAGTCAGAACGCGGTTAGCCTCATCAAAACTGGAAAGAAGTGGGGATGGCTATTGAATGGTTTTCTCTCTACCGAAGACGAAGAAGACCCACGGAACTGCAGACAAAATTGGCAACCTGACCAGCATTGAGAGTCCCTGCTAACTGAAGCGCAATGGATCCGAGCGCGGGTTGAATCACGACAAATGATAGAGCCCCGATCCCCTCACCGGCGGCACTCCAGGCGTTCTCATCTTGAACAGCAACAATATGCGTGGATGCATCCGAAAGAATGTATTGTAATGCGATCTGATTTGTATGGGCGGGATTATCCAGTTCAATTTCGCAATTGATGAGATATACACCGGCAGGTTGGTTGCTAACATTAAACACATCTACGGAGGTAGCAGGATTCGTAAAGGCAATGACAGTACCCGGAGCGACTTGGGGATAGGCATTCCACTGGGAAGGAACGATTGTACCCGTTGCGGTGATATTGCCCGTAGAAGTCACCGTAGCCCCTTGGACTGTACCCGTCGCGGTAACCGAAGCACAACCCACGTCATCCACTCCCGTAATATTCTGGACTCCAGCACCAACAAATGCCAGATTACCCACAGAGATATCAACAGATTCCGTAGAGAGACTGAGTGATGTTAGAGATGCATCTACGATCATTCCACCCTGAACCGTCATTGCACCATCCACCGTAAGCGGATACTCTAACGTGGGATCCACATTCGGACCTCCTATCGTAAGCTCACGCTCATTCGGTCCTGTTACAATATACATTGCTCCAGTGGCCATAGTTCCGGAAGAGATAGAACCACCACCAGCAATATCAAACCCCGCACAATTCAAACTGGCCTCCATAGGATTCTGAACATACTCCCCTGCACCGGACGGGATATAGGCTGGGAGAATCTGACCATTGGGTCCAAGAATATTGGCTACACTCATTTTATTGTAGGGAAAGAAAAAAATGAGAGGAGCCACATTGAATGGATGGGTTCTTCTACTTGTCTCAGCAGAAGGAAAGTGGCCACTTCCAGGGATATCTCTATATAGAGAATGGACGGCATCTGGCCACTTTCTACTTGGCAAAGAAGAAAACAACCAGGTTACTGCTGATTTGGAAGAAATGCCCGTTGTTCTGCGATAACAACACCTGGATAATTTTTATAGATACACGCCCACCGACCTAAACGTTTTAATTCTTTGGCTTGATCTGGATCTAATCCTCCATAGGATGTTGCAACGGAAATGAGAGCGCGCGCACTTGTACTCATTGGATATACAACCAGATACTGCGCTTCCGATAAAATCAATCGGGTTTTCTTATAGTTAGAAAGATAATGTGATAGAACACACATACTGGTTCGTGTGTGACGTCCCTGAATTGCCAGATCGTCAATGAGTTTCTGAACGACCGTAATGTATGGTTTATCCAAAGTGTCAAAGTCATCAAACACGACCATACAATCTTCAAATTCTTCCAGGGCTGGATAATCTTCCACTAATGAATCCAATGAGATGCGTTTTGGCCGACCAATTGTCATTGAATCCAACGTATCATCGTGCTGAAGTTTTGAAATTAAGTAAATGGACCGATTCGGAAAGAGTTTCGCATACTTTTCGCATAATTTCCGACAGAAATATGATTTTCCTGAACCACTCTGGCCAGCAATATAAAAAACTTGACGCTTTTCGGGATCAATAGATGGTAATACTTCAAATTTAGATTCTCCTTCTAATTTTATGTCGGAAGGGGAATGATTCCGATCATCTAATAATGATAACACTTTACCGTCATCATCTCCACCACGTACCACCGCCATTGGAACTGCTTTTTCAGAACGTTCAAATGTAAGAGTTGGCATTCTATAGATACGTATTATTTTTTTCCAGATAAGAATTGTAATATGCTACGGATCTCTACAGGGGGTTCGGCTCCACCACCCAGTGCTGACGTAACAACACCCGTAATACCATCCGTGGAAATCGGATCCGCTGCTAATTCCTCTTGAAGGGCCTGGATTTCCGCCATTAATTGGGGAATTTGATATTTCTGGGCCAGAGCTTCCAGATCACGGGTCTGTGCCTGGGAGAGCTCCGGGGCCTCCAGAACATCCGTAGCCCGTCCCTGAGACTTCAGAAACCTCTGGCGCTGCTTATATGCCGTCGGGTTTTCCATAAACCGAAAAAAATTGAATTGATTCCGTACTTGTTGCTGGGATGTTGGTGCATATTTTCGCATAATCGCCTGACGTTCTACGTGTTGGGCTTCCGTACGTCGTTTCAACTCATTTTGGAGTTCCATTAGTTTCTTTTCCTTTTCCGCCGTTTGACCAATCCGGGCTCCTACATTTGCGATCCGGCTGATCCGACCAATCACTCCCGGAACATTCTCTCCCAGACTGGTTACCGTTTCCAGTGTATCCAGCGCCTCTGATCCACCGGCATAGTGAATCGCTTCTGCCAATGTCTTTCGTCTCATTTGATTTATACACGGATTTTTTTATTCCTCTATAGTAAAGATGGAACAACGCCAGAAGCAGTTAGAATTCGCCCACGCTGTTCAGAAGAAACTTGCCGATCTCCGCGGACTGGAAAAACTGTCCCAGCAGCCCCAGTTAGCGACAGGACATCCCGGTGCGCAGACCGTTGCCGAAACCCGTCGGGGTGGGGGTGAAGCCGGTCTCCGTCGTGTCATTGGGGGCGCGAAGAAAATGAAGGCGGCTCCCAAGGAGGACGATATGTGTGATGCCCATAGTCAGGGTCGTATGTTAGCGGAACATTTCGGAAAGATGTATGGTGGTGCGTATATGGCAAAGTTTATGGAGGGTTACAAGTCCCATCAACTTCCTGCAGGAGGGCAGACCGTTGCTCCCGGCGCAGTGGCTCCGATGGCTCTTGGAGGTGTTCCCCAGGCTCCTGAATCGTTTCGTCGTGGTGATGACCCCCTAATGGAACGTGGAAAGCATCCGAAACAGTATGAGACCACGCCTGTAATGGAAGGAGGCGCAAAACCCAAGCGTGCGAATGCCCGTGCGCAGGCCATTGGAAAGCTGATGCGCGAACAGAAGATGTCTATGGCCGAAGCCAATAAGTATATCAAGGAGCACGGATACTAAATAGTTTCCCCGGTTAATTTTTTTGTGTATATATAACAAATGGCTACACAAACGAATCAGATGTATCATCTGGAGAAACAGCGCACTGCTATGAAACAGACCCGTGACTTCATTCATACCAATAGTCTTGCGGATTCTCGTCGTCGTGATCCGTCTTTCAAGGGGACTCCTGGAAATCCACGGGCGAACGGCGAACGGGCCAACGTGTTTATGGCGGTTCCTCAGAATCACAAACCTCTCTCCGAATTATCGGGTGGCGTACTTCAGGATGATGCCTACCGTCGGCAGATCCTGGAACAGCGAAAGCGCGACTACGAAATCCAGGAAGCCATTCAGGAAAGTTTGCCGCTTCCTCCCGTCCAAGCTCCTGCCCTCTCTGAAGAAGACGCGAAGAAACTGGAACTCAATAGTCTTCTGGATCAGCTCTACGAAACGATCAATAGTAACGTTCAGGAGGTCAGTAGTGTTGGCGAACTTCTTCGTAAGATCAACCGGTTGGTCCTCCAGCTGGCTGCGACGATGGATTCAGGGGATATTGGCGAACTCCTGGATGTTTTTACGGATCTTCTGACGATTGTGATCAGTAAGATTTCGGATAAGACTCCTTCTTCTCCCTTAGATGCTGAACCAGTGGGTGCCTTGCGGTTTATGGAACGTGCCCTCACTGCTCTCACTGGATTTCTCAAGGATATCAGTGGATCTGTATCACGGGGAGAGAAAGATTTTCGTCTGGCCATTCAGTCGGCAGCGAAACGTCACTTTGGGAAGGAGGCGATGAAGTTGGTGACTCCTTCTCTCAAATCTACGATGGAGGTTTATAGTTCAGAAGCTGACAAAGGTAAAAAACGTGTGACAAAAGAAGATATTATTCTTGAGATTACTGGTAACCGTGATGTTACAGCAGAAGAAATTAAGAATCTTAAAAGAAAAACAGTGGCTCAATTACGGGATATTGCACGGCGTACGGCGGCTGCAACGGCGCGGAGTGTTGAACCCAGTGTATCCGCTTCAGCGACAGCGGCTCCAGTCGTGGAAGGAGAGGGTATGAGTGGTGGTATGTTATCTGCTTCTATTGGTCGTATGGTGGATGCTGAAAAACGTGTGGATCAATGGATTGCGGACTATGAAGCGGGGAACTATTCCAATATTCCACGGGAATACTTTGCGATTATTGATGGAGCGTACAAGCGTATGGAAATGGAAACGGCAGAAGGTCAGGACCGGTTACGGAAATTAATTGCCCAGATGAAGCCATATGGTCCAAAACGTGATTTATCTACTTCACAGCGTCGTGCCCGTAAATCTGCCGCTCCAGCGATTCCTACGCTCACGGTTACTGAAATGCCCAACAAGACAGATCCTGCTGCGTATGCTCTTCGTACTGCCTTCCCTCCGCAGAAGATTCGTCGTCGTAAGGGAGGGGCGGATGATGAAGATCCCGTCGGTCCTCGGGAATACACGGAAGAAGAACTCATTGAAATGATTGCGCAGCTCATTCACGAACGGGATGGCCTCATTGCTGATACGAATCCTGCAACGGCGGCTGCACGTGGGAAACGTCGGAAGGAAATCACAAAACTTCTACGTAAATACAAGGATCTCTTGGGAGATATGGCGGATGATCCCAGTGGTGGAGGTCGTCGGCGTCAAAAAAAAAAGACTACCTAACAATGATCCGTAAGAATGCGGTTCGTTATGGTATTCCAGCGGACAGTGTAGAACTTGCGACGGATGGAGTCCATAAGATTGCGGTGACGGATCCTGAAGGCAAAGTCCATTACGCGGGTCGTGTGGGGATGAATGACTATCTTCTGTGGCAGATGAAGGAGGATGCAGGAGAAGTTCCACGGGGGACTGCGCGAGCCCAACAGAAATCATATTTGGCACGTGCTTCGGCAATTCGTGGCGACTGGAAGACCCAGAAGTACAGTCCGAACAATTTAGCAATAAAAATTCTCTGGACTTGAGTGGCCACTTCCAGGGATATCTCTATATAGAGAATGGACGGCAACTGGCCACTTTCTTTAATACCCTCGTAAAAGTAGAAAAAACTTCTCCAAAGAATTTCTTTCTCCTATATAGAAATGGGTTGCAACAAACAAAAAGAGTGCGAACAATGTGGGAAAACGATGCGATCGGACCATCTTGCCCGTCATCGGCAGAGGGCCCACGGGGAGCCTCGCTGGCGCCTCCAGGACCCCACATATCTCCCGGCCGACAAGGTCCAGACCTACTGGGAAATGACCTTCCGTGACCTAATACGTCACGATCCTGATGTGAAAAAATTATTGGAAGAGCAGGTTGTGACGTGGAAGGAGGATGACCCTACGGTGGATTACCGGGCCCTGCTCCTGGACGTGATCCGAACGTGTAAGAAGGCCATAGAACGGGTCAAGGATTTGAAACGGGAGAATGCAGCGCTTCAGGCGGAGATAGAAGAGACTCCTGCGAAGATTGAACAGGCGGTCA